ATCTATTTGAGATTACATTTGTTCTTCCAACAATATTACAAGCTCAAGGTAGAGATCCTGTATTATTACTTCAACAAGCACTAAGTGTCGATCTTAATGTTACAAATAAAGCTATTGCAACTGCTAATCAAAGATGGAAATATACAACTAGAGCTTTCTTAAATGCTGGTCCTACTGATACTCACGTTGATGACTTGGCTATTACTTTCAATGTGAACGTTAATAATAACGGTTCTATGGAAAGTTGGGCAGCTTTAAAAGCTTGGTACGATTTAGTTTGGAATTCTCAAAACGGTTACTTGCATTATAAAGCAGATACTATTGGAACTATTATTGTTAATCAACACGATAAAAAAGGATTAGTTCTAAGAAGAGTTACATTCCAAAATGCTCAAATTAAATCAGTAGCTAGTCCATCATTAAGTTATGATGGTCAAGGTATTTTACAAAATATATCAGCTAATTTTGTTGCTGATTACTGGATTGATGAATATATTGATAATAACTTCACTATTTCTCCTCCATTTGTTCCTGGATATTAATATTGAAATTAAAATAATTAAAAAACCGATAGATTTTCTATCGGTTTTTTTATTTAATATATTTGATTAAAAAATATACTATCTACCACCACCAATTGATTTCATCCACTTATTTTGTATAATAAAATATTCATCAAAGATTCCTATTCTTTTCAATTCATCAACAGATCTTTCATTTGTAATATTTACTACAAATTCGTTTAGGTTATCATGTACTGATACTCCATTTATTGGAGAATATCCGAATTTTTTTGAACCCTCATATAGTTTTATCATACCTTCGGTGAAGTTTAGAGCATGAACATGACAAATTGTTTTATTTTGTATAGAATTTTTATATTCTACTAATGCTGGATTTGTAAAATAATGCCATAATTCATGTGTCCATACCTCAGGTGTTGGAATTCCTTTGTATCTCAATCCTTCATGTCTCAATCTATCACCATCTCTTTCCCAAGGGGCGGTATATCCTAATCCACCTTTTGTATTTATGAAACTAAACTTTGTATTTGAATAATCGGGTAACATATTCAATAGATAACGATGCCAAGAATCATTTCTAATTTTTATGTGGTCATATTCTATACTTTTTATTTCTTCTTTTGTATATTTTTTGAAATTTTCCATTAATTATATATTTATATTAATTTTACTTATTTAATATCTTTTTTCGATTTTTCATATATAATCTATATGAAAGTATTTATTACAACAGATTGGCATTTTGGTGTCTACGTTAATAATTTAGATAAATGGTTAAATATGATGGAAGATTATTTTTATAATTTCTTCATACCTTACCTAAAAGAAAATGTCAATGAAGGTGATATATTAGTACATTGTGGAGATCTTTATGATAACCGAACATCAATTCCTATTATTGCTTCATATAAGGCTGAAAAGATATTAACTGAAATATCCAAGATAATCCCAGTTCATTTGATTGTTGGAAATCACGACCTTTGGAATAAAGGTTCTAATGATATTAACTCAGTTCGACTTTTTAATTTTGTTGATAATATCAATGTTTATACAGAATCATCAACTATTGAAGTTTTTGGTAGTAAATTAGTATTAATGCCTTGGGTTGAAAAACGATTAGATATGATTAAACAACTTCAATCTAATTCAGGAGATTATCTATTCTGTCATAGTGATTTAAATGGTTGTAGAATGCATTTAAACTCAGTTGCTCATAGGAATGCTGATAAGATAGATGTAGATGAATTTAATCGATTTAAACACGTATTTTCGGGTCATATACATATACGCCAAACTAATAAGAATTTCACATTTATAGGAAGTCCCTATCAAATGGATAGAAATGATATGGGTGATCAGAAAGGAATTACCGTTTTAGATTTAGTCAGTGGTAAAATTCATTTTGAACCTAATACCTACTCTCCGGTATTTAAAAAGTTTCAAGTTGTTAACGAAGATGATATTGAGTTAATTGATTCTTTAAAGAGTACAAAAGATTACGTTGATTTATCTATATCAAATAACTTATTAATTAATAATCGTAAATTAAGAAGAAAATTAGAAACAATATTAGAAACTGGTAATTTTGCATCAGTTGAATATCTTGATGATATCGTTAAAACTGAAAAAGAAAAGAAAGAAAAAGAATTAACCGAAGAAGAATTACAAATTTCTATTCAATTAGAATATGAAGAGTTCATTAAGGGATATATTAAGAATCAAAATTACGAAAGTGATCCTTTTAAAGAAGGTTTACTAGGAGAATTTGAAGAGGTTATTCGTATTTATAATGAGAATTATAAGGTTAAAAGTGAGTAATTTTAATTTGTTTTCTAATATATATAGAATATAAAAACTAAAATTAAAACTATGAAACAATTAAAATACGTTAAGTTGTTTGAGTCTTATACAGATATAGATATAACAAAATTTAAAGAACAATTTCCTGAAGAAAAATATAAAAAAGTATATAATTATATATCTAGTGGTAATTTAACAAAAGAACCAAAAGAATTAATTTTAGATAATAATATAATAGATTTTAATAAGACGACAACTAAAATTGCATTTTTTGCAATGTGGGTTTTTGATAAAATAGTGAATGATGGTGATTATTTGACTGAAAATAGAATAAAAAAAATTATTGAGTCAATTCATTATCTAAAAATAAATAAAAAAATTGACGACACTATGACTAAGATTAGTGAAAAAATGTTTGAAAGATTTAAATATATTGTTAATATATCAAAAGGAAATTTTAATAGTGTTATAAATACAAGTAATATATGCATATATAATGTGGAAAAACTTGAAATATTATTAAAAAAAATAGTTATCTATATAAATGAAAAATTAATTAATATTGGTAATAGTTTTTATAATTATATACAAACAATTGATTGGAATGATAATAATTATTTAAAAGATTTTAAAAATAAAATTAATTATGATAAAGTTTTTGGATCGTATATGGGTAAATTATCAATTAGTGTAGCCAGCCTTCACACGCACGGAGTCGATACAAATTTATTTAACATATTTTTATCTTATATCTCAAAATTAAGTGTAAGTGAGCCCGTTATTAAATAAATAAACTTTATATTAATTAGTTCCAAAAATCATTTTGAACTTTTCAGGAGATTCATCTAAATTTAGTATTTTAGCTTTGACCTGTACCTCATCTCTAATGGCTTTAACTACTCTATGTTGTCCATCTATTATTGAAGTAAATTTACCTCCGCTTGAAATCAATACAATTGGATATGATAAATCAGCAGCATCAACTCTAATTGGATCTCTTTTGGTGTCGATAAGTAGATGTTTTAATTCATTAGGATCTATCTCAACTACTCCATCGAGATAATCCATAACATCTGTTAATGTTACTCGTATGGTCTTACCATCTACTTCAATTTCCCAAAAAGTATCATTTCCAGTTCCTTCTGGTTGTTCAAACGACTCAAAGTGTTTTAAATATTTCATTTCTTTTATTTCTTTTTTTCTAATTTAATTTTTAAATCACCAGTTCCTTTTATTATTCTGTGATAAACACCTTTTGGTATAAATATTTCACCTTGTATATTAGTTGGTAATTTTTCATCTAGTTGAAATTTCCAATCAGTTTCTTCAATAGATTCTATTATTCTATCTTCAAAGTCACGATGCCAATATAAATCTCCAGAATCAACATCTTGATAGAATGTTCTAATGAATATATTTTCTGATACTTGTTCTTCTTTAAATGGTAGTGTCATATTTTCCAAAAGTGTATATGTATTTGTCCTAAATATTTTGTAATATCTCTATTTTGATTGAATAAAGGAACTATTTGATCTATATCTATATCAACCACACTAACACCTCTATCTATTTTTGTACTATATTTCCAATCATTATTCGTCATGTAATTAATACATTCTTTTATTATATCTAAAATTTCATCTATACATTCTTTTCTTGTTCCAATTGATAGGCTTATATATTCCTTAAATCCTTTTTCAACCTTAGTATTTCTATACCACATTTCACCGGGATTGTCTAAAAATTTACTTCTGCCAAAAATTGAGTAATTCAGTCCTAAATCTTTTATATCTAATAAAATAAATTCTAAATTCTCTTTAGCATCATCATACTCTGAATTTTCAAACTTTTTAAAATTTAATATATTTTTCATTCTGAAAATGTTATTATTATTATTCTTTGTAATTTTTCTGGCATTTCCGAACCTTGATTGAATATATAATTACCTTTTTCATCTATTATTTCTTCAATGACAATTTCATAATTAATTTTGTCATCTTCTAATTTTTTAAAACAAGATTCCAATTCCTTTGAAAAATTATATACCTCATTTATATTATTTATATAGTCATCAATAGAATCGAATTTTAAATTCAATTGAGGTTCTTCTAAAAAGATATGCCAATATTTTTTGGTGCGATCTGCAGATTCGTCCATTTCTATTTCCGCACCATTATCAGTAAATTCGCTAAACACGAAATTTAAATATTCAGTGTCTAATTCTTTCTTTGATTCGTTAAATTTTCTAATTTTCATATCTCTTTAAAACTTTTTATAGATTTTTCATCAAATATTGCCACATTTTTTGATCCTCTTTCTATAACAAAGAATCCATCAAATCCTGATTTTTTTATCTTTTCAATGATTGGATTGCATTCAATTATTCTCCATGCTCCATTTTTTATTCTCCATAGATAAAAATAAACACTTTCTGATTTATCTTTTATATCAAATTCTTTATCTTCATCTGGATTATATCCTTTAAATCCCGACCCACTAATCTCATTGAATTTTGTACCATTTGTTTCATCAACATATTTATCATCAATCATTTTTTGAATGATTCCTTTAAGGTTTATTTTTTTCATAGTTTCAACTTCCATTGGATTGCATAAATTTAAACCTGGATTTAAACTAACTTCCCATACTACACCATTTGGAAATTCCTCCTTTTCATCAAATCCTGCAAAATCTTTTGCAAAATCTAAATTAGATGTTAAAAAAATTGCACCAGCAAATCTTTTTTTCTCAGGTGGAAAATCTCCTTTTCTATTACCGTGATAAAGATTTTCGGAAATAGATTCAAATATTTTATATGATTTTAAATGTTTCATATTAGATTATATATAAAAATAATCCGTATAATTATTTGACTTTAATCTATATCTCATTATTTGTCTGTCTATTCCGGACTTAACTACAGCATCAGCAATTGAATCATATTCATTTCCTATTATTGAAACCTTTTTCATTTTTGGAACACCAGTCTCTTTTAATTCCACTTCTTTATTTAGGTAGAACCAATCTGGATAAGATTTTGAGTTTAATCTCCAATTGATATAATCGTTTGGTTTTTTTAAATCTTTTGAAGCTTGTGTGATGGATTCATATTCTTTACCTTTTATTGAAATAGGTTCTTTTTTTGAAAAATGTGGATCAATTTCTACAAATTTGTTATATTTTTTGTTCAGTTCATCATCTTGATAAAGATAATTTTTGAAATGTGATGATTTTAGTCTTGACCGTATTAGAGACCTATCAATATTTAGTTTTTTAGTAGCTTCTAAAATTGAATCGTATTCGATATTTTCTATTATTACTTTTACTTTTGTTTCTTGTTCGAATTTTTTTCTACCTTCTTCTAATTTTAGTTTAATTTTTAATTTTAAGTCATCTCCGATATATTCATAATATTTTTTTCTATTTTCAAAATATTTATTAGGAATAAAGTTTAGGTAAGAGGTGAGTCCTTCAATATTTTCACTTTTTATGAAATCATTTAATTTATTGAATTCCTCTTCTTCTCTTATTTTTAATTTTCCAAAAATATATCTCAACTCATCCCCGAAAAAGTTATAAAATCCATCTGCATTTTTTAGAAAATTATGTGAAACTCTTTTTTTAATTATCTTTAATTTCTCCAAGTATTCATATATTTTACCTTTATCAATTTCTTCTTTTATACATTGACATTTTTTTTTGAAATTTTCATTATACTCTTCCCATCTTTGTTCATTTTTAATTATGGCTTCTGGTGATAATATACTTTTGTGAATTTTACTTTTTAGTTTATTTTTATAATCAATTGATTTTTCAAGACCAAAAGCTTCCTCATACGTTTTGCCTTTTTTAGGACTATTTTTAGATATTTTTTCTTTGATTAAATCTAAATCCGGATGGTTTGATAGTGTATCACCACCATCACCACCAGTCGATATATTATATCCGATTTTTTTATTAGTGGAATTTAATTTTTTTATCCAACTAATCTCCTTTTTGGACAATTCCTTATAATCTTCGGTTTCATCAATAACTTTTTTGATAAAATTTTCTAAACCATATTTTTTAATAGCCTTTCTAATTATCAATCCAGATCCAAAGTAATTTGGATCAGAAGTTGTGTCTTTTCCGATATAGATTTTATTATTTACGAGGTTTGTAATTTTGTATATTTGCATAATGGTATTTTATTTACCATTATATATTATATTATTTACCTTCCCCCAGATTACCAAAACCCGGGATAGGTGGATCCGCCAAAAAGGTGCCCAAATTTATTGAGGCGACACGACCAGTACCCAGCTTTTGTTTTATCCTTTTTTGCTGGACAATTCATGCGGCTGGAAAATGCCTTCCTTGCTTTCGGATCACTGACCTTAGCCGTCAATCCGCCTTTAACATCTCCAAAATGAACTATTTTAACATTTCCAGTCTTTGGGTTCCTAACAAATACTTTGTATTTCTTAGGTCCTGAACTTCTTGTTGGATGGTTTAAGTCAACTTCTCTTCCTTTATATTCGGCTTCATTAATTTCCTCCATTATTTCTAATGGTAGATCAAGTGGAACTAACTCACCATTAAACATTGCAAATCTTCCAATATCTGAGCTTTCAAAAAGTTCTTTATCGTGTCCTGATAGTTCAACTAGTCCTGCATCATATAGTTCTCTAGATTCTTTTAAAAGATTAAAGTAAGATTCTGAACCATATCTGAATATATTTTCAGTTATAGACATATCATTATTTACATGATAGTGAAGGTGTTCTGATATAAACATTTCATCTTCATTGAATTTTTTAAGATATTTCATAAATAATTGAATTTTTATTATATATTAATTCCCCATCAAGAATTAAAGTTTTTATATATATTCAAAATAGTATTTGATTAGTAGATGCAAAACTTATTATTCTTCGATAAAGAAGGAAATCCTTTAAATTTTTATTATAATGAAACTTCCGAAAGATATGAGGGAGATATTTTATTTCCAGAAAATTCAAGTGATACCTTTAAAACACAGGCTTTATATCTATTTGAGAAAATACCTACATTTGAGTATGAAGATCAATCTAATCTAAGTCTTAGAAGATTTCAATTATTTAATGAATATGGATTTCATTTTTATCAGGGAGTTGCTACTCAATCTGTAACTAAAATAGAACCGGTAAATCAAGAACAAGATTATTTTTCAAAATGGATTTATGGTAAAAATATAGAGTCTAAGTATAAATTAGGAACATTTATTAGATTTAACAATCCAATATTTGAATTTACTGATCCTAATCGAGTTTATTCTGTTGTTAGTTCTAAAAAAGGAGCTATATTAATAGTTTCATCAATGAATAATTTACTATTTGAGAGTACATATAGTGGATCTTATGGTCTTACATCAAGTTATGTAGATCTTACAATAACTGGTGTTGATATTATAGGTATTTATAACTATATAACACCTCAACTTAAAGATACATTATCAATATGGAATGAACCAACTTTTTATGATAGATTATATCAATATAGAAAGTTAAATTTAGTAAATACTCAAAAGAATGATGGTTATGGAAAAACCGGTAGATATGATGATGTAGATATTGTAACAATTAAGAATCCTAATATAGTAGATATAGTTCACTTTGAATATGATTTACAATCTATTCCAACAGATTCGACTTTAATAATTGAAGTTATAACTAAAACAGATTTACCAAGAGTTTATATAGGTCCAATTACATTTGATTCTACTTCTAAAATATTACAATTTGCTGATCCTATACCTGATATATTAAAATCAGGGACAGAATTCAAGGTTCCAAATTCAACTTTAAATTTAGATTTTTTTAAAGTTAGTGGTATTAAGACATTTGCTGGTAATGTTAATCTAACATACTATGCAACTGGTAGTCAAGTTATTTGGAATAACCAAATATATCAATGTATTCAGTCTTATACTTGGTCAGGTGCATCTGAAAGTTCAGCTATATCTCCTACTGGTGATACATCTTCTACATTATATTGGGCAGATCCAACTTATTTACCTATTGAGCCATCTTCATCATCTGGAACAATTGTAAATGAATCTCTTGTTGCTGGTGAAATTTATCTAACAACTGATCATATTTATTTCACACAATCATATACACAATCATCTGAAGTAACTTTAGCATTTGCTGCTGAGAGATTTAAATCAGAACTTAAACTATTTAATGTAGATTTATATTATGATGATTATAAGTTAAAAGCAGATTTAATATATCCTACTAATTACGCTAGAGTAAACTATTACTATAATGAAGTAGGATCATCATATAGTATTGGTAGTGTTAAATATGTATATGAAAAGTGTATAGAAACTTATGAGAGATTAGTAAAGGAGTTTAATTATGATTACTCAAGTAATTGGGAATATAATATAGTTTTTACTGATATTGATGAGTTTGGTATTATTATTAAAATTAATAAAATGGTTTATGGTGAAAGAGTTGCTTGGATATATTCTTCTGGAATTGTCGATATGCAAAGAACTATAGATAGAACTTTAAGAAATTGGCTTACTCGACACTTTTTAACTTTAAATACTCTTGGTATATTACCATCACTTTTAACAGTTGGATATTCATCAGTTTATTATAATTCGATAAGTTTGAGTACTGATTTCCCTAATGTTCCTATTGATTTTAGTGTTCAGGTTGGAACAACAGCTGATTTTTATATTGAACATACCGTTGTTTCATTTTATGATATGGGTAAATTCCTTTCAATTAATATCAATGGTAGAACATATGAGGAACTTTTCAGTACTAATATTCAAACTACACTTGCTAATTGGACTGAAAGTTGGGCTGAAACTATAAATGATTTTGGAATATTTGTTACTAATTCAGCTAGTGCGCTTAAATTTAATGTTAAAAAACAATTACAAAGAGTTAATTTAAAAATAAATGTTGGTAAATCATCACTTCCAGGAATTGATACTTATAGAATTATTAAAAAATATAGTGGTAATCACGGTGCTTTAATAACATCTAATGAGATAATATTAGGAACATCTAGTGGACAATCACTTGAAGAAGTTGGATTCTCTACAGGTCAAGTAATTGGTGTTAATAAGACATATTATACATTACAAAATATTGAATATAATTCACTTTATCTAAACCCAGATATTATTAATCTAAGTTATGAAGGTCCTTTTTGGGGATTAACAGATTCTTTATGTAATAATTCAGCATTTACAACTGTTGCCTTCACCATTGGATTTGGACAAACCGGTTGTCCTCCAGCTTGGGTTCCTGATCTATTACAAGGTATGTACGATAAAGAACAATTTGACCCCGCCTTTAGTATAGAATACATTTGGTCAAATACTTATGTTCCTTATGAATATGGTGGAGTTACAGGTATGGTTGATTTAGTTTATATCCAACCTACAAATTATATTTATATCT